CGTCCAACGGTGCTGAATTTCTCAGAGCCGATGAAGACGCTTGAAGCCTTAGTGCTTCAAAAGAAATTGGTTCACGACGGCGACCCGGTGCTCGGCTGGATGGTCAGCAACGTGGTGGCCCATCTGGACGCCAAAGACAACATTTACCCACGCAAGGAGCGAGCAGAAAACAAGATTGACGGCATCGTTGCACTGATCATGGCGCTGTCGCGCGCGATCAAACCGGGGGACTCGGTGGTGCTGGGATCCGACTACGAGTTGATGTTGCTCTGAACCGATGGGACTGTTTAGCTTTTTTGATCGCTTTCGCGGATCCGGCGCTTCAAGCGGTGACCGCAGCCCATACGGCGAATTTTGGTTTGAGCCGGTCTCTGCCCGGACTGGCAGTGGTATGCGCGTCTCGCCTGACAGCGCCCTGCGCCTGGCTGCGGTGTATGCCTGCGTGCGCATCCTGGCTGAGACCATGGCATCGCTGCCTTTGGTGGTTTACCAGCGCCGTGCAGATGGCGGCAAGGACAAGGTCACGGACCATTGGCTCTACCGCTTGATGGCCAAGCGGCCGAACCGGTTTCAAAATCCTTTCGAGTGGCGTGAGATGCTCCAAGGCCACCTGGCTTTGCGCGGCAACGCGTACAACCAGATCATCACCAACCCGCGCGGCGAGATCATCGAGTTGATGCCGATCCATCCGGACAGGGTCAAGATCGAGTTGCTGCCCTCTGGTGAATACCGCTACCGGGTTACTGACCGGGCGGGTACCGAGGTCATCATGCCCAGAGGCGATGTCTGGCACCTTCGCGGACTGTCCTCAGACGGGTTGATGGGCATGAGCCCGATTGAGCTTGCACGAGAAAACCTCGGCATGGCGCTGGCCGCCCAGGACTACGGCGCACGCTTCTTTGCCAACGACGCCAAGCCGACCGGCGGCTGGATTGAATTTCCCGGCACCTTCAAGGACAACGAGGCCAAGAAGGTGTTTCGTGAGTCCTACCAGCAGGCGCAGTCTGGTGCCAACCGGGGCAAGGTACTGGTGCTGGAAAACGGCATGAAGTTCCACGAAGTGGGTGTCAGTAACAAAGACGCCCAGTTTCTGGAGCTGCGTAAGTTTCAGATCACTGATATCGCCCGGCTGTTTCGCGTGCCGCCGCACATGATTGCCGATCTTGAGCGTGCAACGTTCTCCAACATTGAGCAGCAAAGCCTGGAGTTTGTCATGCACACCATGACGCCGTGGGCTGAGCGCTGGGAGGCCAGCATCGAGTCGGAGTTGCTGCTTGCGGGCGATGACATCGAGATCGAATTTGACTTCGCCAACCTGATGCGCGGTGATGCTGCCAGCCGCTCGAGTTACTACCAAAGCGGAATTCAGAATGGATGGCTCACGCGAAATGAGGCGCGTATTGCAGAAAACCTGAATCCGATTGACGGACTGGATCAGCCACTACGTCCACTCAATATGGTCGAGGAGGACGCGGCAGAGGATTTGGGAATCGATACACAAGAAGAAGCAGCGGAGCCACCGGAGAAAAAAGCGATCGAGCCTTCGGAGGATGAGAGCGTTGCCCGTCTCAATGGGCGATTTAACGCACTTGTTCAAACGACCTCTGAGCGACTTGCTCGCCGAATTGGCCGATCAGGTCATTTGGCAGAAAAAGACATCTTGTTGATCTCCCAAGCCTTGGCCGTACCGCTTGACCGCGTTCAGCTTTGGTCAAACCAGATAGAAGAGCCGCTAGATCAAAAACAGCTCACCGAATCACTTATCTCCCTCGGACAGAATTTATGAAAAACCAACTTATAAAAAACCAACTTCTGGTCGCTGAATTTTTGGCAACACCATGGGCCTTGATGCCCGAGCGATTGAGTGCCCTGGCCACTGTCATTTCTCGCTGGTCACAAGGCGCGCCCGCCAGCGACGTCGCCAAGTTTCAGGTCCAAACAGACCGTGTGCTGCGAGACACTCGCAGACAGACCTCGGCTGCCATTTCGGGTGGTGGCATTGCCGTCATCCCGATTTACGGCGTCATCACACAGCGTGGAAATATGGTGGATGACGTCTCCGGCCCTGGCATGGTCAGCACCCAGATCGTTACCCAAATGCTCAGGCAAGCCGTTGCCGATGATGCGGTTAGTCAGATCTTGCTGGACATCGACAGCCCGGGCGGCAGCGTGTATGGCGTCTCTGAACTGGGTGATGCTATTTTGAGTGCTCGTGCCCAAAAACCGGTGGTGGCCATCGCTAACAGTCTGGCAGCTTCGGCGGCTTACTGGATCGGCTCTCAGGCTGGCGAGTTCTATGTCACCGCCGGTGGCGAAGTGGGCTCGATTGGCGTGTGGCAGGCGCACCAGGACTACAGCAAAGCCATGGACGAGGCAGGCGTTAAGACCACGCTCATATCGGCGGGCAAGTTCAAGGTCGAGGGAAATCCATATGCACCGCTGGACGAAGAAGCACAAGGATTTATGCAGTCCCGCGTTGATGACTATTACGCATCGTTCACCAAGGCTGTGGCTAAGGGGCGTGGTGTGCCCATCACTCAGGTACGAGATGGCATGGGCCAGGGCCGGGTCTTGGGCGCTGATGCGGCTTTGGCGCAAAACATGGTGGACGGTATTGCCAGCTTTGATCAGGTCTTGAGCAAGATGCAAAAAGACGCAGCGTCAAGTGCTAAGTCCAGTCCAACTGTCAAACCCAAAACCTCCCGCTTGGCTCAAGCCCGCTCAGAGCTTGGGATTTTGTAATTTGGACTGCTCAGGAGTTGCTCCGTTGAGCGCCTCCAGTCCGAACGGCGACCCGTAGGTCGCAACCCTGATGCGTGACTAGCTTCGCGCATTTTTCAATCTTTTCAATCCCGCCACCCAAGAGGTGGCTTTTTTACGTCTGGAGAAACCCAAATGAGTAAGCAATTGCGCGAGCTTCAAGCTCGCAAGTCTGATCTTGTCAAAGAGGCTCGTGCCTTAACCGACATCGCCGCCCAAGAAAACCGTGATCTGTCGGATGAGGATGTCATCAAATTCAATGGTCTTAAAAGTCGAATCGAAGCCACTTCGGCGGCGATTGACCGCGAGTCGGCATTGATTTCTGAGGAAGCCCAGATGGGTATCCATCTGGGAGCTGGTCATGGTTCCGCTTTCCCCAGTGTGATGGTGAGCGACAACCGAGAACTTGATCCCAAACATGGCTTTCAAAGCCTGGGCGACTTTTTGCAAAACGTCTGCCATGCGCAAAAGCCAGGCAACCCGATTGACGATCGCCTGCTGATTGGCAGCGGTCGTGGTGCTGCCGCTCCAGCCACCTTTGGCAGTGAAGGCTCCGGTCAGGACGGTGGCTTCTTTGTCCCGCCACAGTTCTCCAAGGAGATTTTTCAGCTGTCATTGGGCGAAGACTCGTTGCTGCCGCTTACTGACAACGTGGAAATCAGCGGAAACACCATGGCGTTTCCCAAGGATGAAACCACACCCTGGGGCACCAATGGAATCCGCGCTTACTGGCAAGGCGAAGCGGCCCCTTCGGTCACCACCAAGCCCGTTTTGGGACTGTCTACTTTGCGGCTGAAGAAGTTGATGGCCCTGGTGCCCACGACCGATGAGTTGCTGGAAGACGCAAATGCCTTGTCGACTTATCTGCCCGAGAAGATTGCACTTTCCATTCGCTGGAAAACCAATGAATCTATCCTGTTCGGCTCCGGCTCTGGCGTACCGGTAGGTGCTCTCAATGCTGGCGCTACGGTCAGTGTGGCCAAGGAGACTGGGCAGTTGACGCAAACGCTGCTTCCACAAAACTTGGCAAAGATGATTGCGCGTCTGCCGACGGGCTCATTCGCAAATGCGGTGTGGATCGTCAATAACGACGTGTTGCCAGCATTGTTCACTCTGACCTTGGGTAACTACCCGATCTACCTGCCCACCGGATTGAACGTTGGCGGGATTCAGGTATCGCCCTACGGCACGCTGCTGGGTCGCCCGGTGTTTGTGTCCCAACACGCCAACACTTTCTCCGCACAGGGTGACATCTTGCTGGTGGACCTGAAGTACTACCAGACCATCACCAAAGCGGGTGGCATGCAGACCGCCACGTCGATGCACCTGTACTTCGATGCCGATCTCACGGCGTTTCGAACCACCTTCCGCATGGATGGCCAATCGAAGATTTCTACCGCCATCACGCCTGCCAAGGGCAGCGCCACGATGTCGCCATTTATTCAACTTGGCGCTCGCTAAACCCCAGAACCTCAAAGGAGAAAACACATGTTTCCCAATGCAAAAGGCAGTGAACTGCTTTCAGTGCTTGCCACGATTGATCCTGCTTCGCAGGCCGCTGGCGCAGCCAGTACCGGCTGGGTGCCCGTCGCCAACTACTTTGGCTTTCTGGCCTTGGTGCAAACCGGCGTGCTTGGCACATCGGCCACTGTCGACGCTAAGTTGCAGCAGGCGCTGGACAGTGCAGGCACGGGTGCCAAAGACATCAGCGGTAAAGCGATCACCCAGATCGTCAAAGCCTCGGGTGACAACAAACAGGTGCTTGTCAATGTCAAGCCTGAAGAGCTCGACACTGTGAACGGCTTCGGGTTTGTGCGCGTCACAGTGACCGTTGGCGTGGCCGCCAGCATCACCTCGGCCCAGCTGCTCGGAGTCAACCCCCGTTATGCACCGGCTGACGTGGGCAATCAGGCTGCTGTGGTTCAGGTGATCTAAATGCCATTGCAACTCGTCACACCACCTTCAGAGGAGCCGGTGTCCCTGTGGGAAGCCAAACTCCATCTGCGGGTGGATTTTGACGAGGATGACATGCTGATCGCATCGCTCATAACGGCTGCCCGGCAAGCAGCCGAGGCTCTGACCGGAAGGCAGTTCACCACTGCCCGCTGGAAGCAAGTGCTCGACTGCTTTCCCGGACCATCGCTAATGGGTGTGCCTGCAGGTCAGGTCTTCAGCTTGCCGGGGCACGCCATTTTGTTGTTCAAGACGCCGGTGCAGTCTGTCGTCTCGATCAATTACCTGGATATGGGATCTGCGCTGCAGGTCATGCCCGCACCAACTTACACGGTGGATACCGCCTGTGAGCCAGCACGCATCACTCCCGTATTTGGTCAGATCTGGCCGATCTGCTTGCCGCAGATTGGCGCGGTATCGGTCACCTTCGATGCCGGGTATGGCGGTGCCGCCCAGGTACCAGAGGGAATCAAGAGCTGGATCAAGTTGCGTGTCGGCAGCCTTTATGCCCACCGGGAAGAGATTGCAGTTCTAAGTCGCGGCCGTGTGGAAGCGCTTTCATTCATTGATGGTTTGCTTGACCCCTATAAGGTCGCTTTCGTATGAGGGCGATCCCATGAGTTCATTACGAGCGGGTCAATTAAACCGGCGCATTACCTTGCAGCGACAAAGCAATGTGCAAGACAGCTATGGCGGTCCGGTCCGCACTTGGCTGAACGTGGCCACCATTTGGGCCGACATACAGCCCTTGACGGGGCGCGAGCTGGAAAGTGCGCAGCGCATGGCCAGCGAAATTTCCCACCAAATCACGGTGCGGTATCAGGCAAGTCTGACCGATACCGGGGTGGTATCTGGATACCGCGCACTTTACAAAGCTCGGATCTTCAACATCCACGCGGCGTTGAACGAGGACGAGAGCAATGTACTGGTCACGCTTCTAGCCTCCGAGGGCTTAGATGATGGCTAAGTACGAGAGCGTTCAGATTGAGGGCCTTGATGCTTTGGCCAAGGCTTTGAAAGAGTTGCCTGATCGCGTGGCAAAGAACGGCCTGCGTGCTGCGGTCTATGCCGGAGCCAAGCTGATCAGGGATGAGGCCAAGTTGCAAGCTCCCGTTGCCACGGGCGATCTGGGACCCAACCAGCCACCGCCTGGCACTTTGAAGCGCTCGGTGATTTTGAAACAAATCCCTGAGTTGTCGAACAAGAACAAGCAGACCTTCTTTGTCACGGTTCGGCATGGCAAGAAGTACCGCAAGCAAGGCAGACGAGGCAACCTCTCGCAGGACGCCTGGTACTGGCGCTTTGTGGAGTTCGGGACCGTAAAGATGTCCGCGCGCCCGTTTCTGCGGCCTGCTTTTGACATGAAGAAAAACGATGCGCTAACGGCCATCAAGACACGGCTTGCTGAGCGCATCGAGCAAGCCGCACGCGAACTCAAAAAATGATTCAACAAGACCTTTTCGCGGCCCTCGCAGGTGTGGCCGTGGGAAGGGTGTTTCCGAATGTTGCGCCCAACAACGTGTCAAAGCCCTACGTGGTCTATGCCCGCGTATCCAGCGCACCAGAAAACACCCTGGCCGACGGCGCACCCATTGAAAACACCCGCCTGCAGGTGGACTGCTTTGACACCACCTACGCCGCCGCAGTTGCTTTAGCCGAGACGGTCAAGGCCGCCATGAAAAGCAGCGCCATCACCCACGTCTTGCTTCTTGAGCAAGACCAATTCGAGCCCGAGGCATTCCTGCACCGGGTGATTTTGGATTTTTCGATCTGGCACTAACTTTTAGGAGAACTCTATGCCAAGCACCGCCATCTCAGCCCAAGGCTCCACCGTCAGTATCGGCACAACCACCGGGTCGGCGCTCACCATCACTGCCGTCTCGCTCACCAACCCTTGCCGGGTCACGCTCTCAGCAGTCACCGCATTGAACAAGGGCGATGTGATCACTATCGCTGGCGTAGTTGGCACCACGCAGCTTAACGGCAACAGCTTCGTTGTTCAGTACATCGAACCTACGACCAAGATCGTCACCCTCGCTGGACTGGACGCGACTGGTTATACGACCTACACCAGCGGCGGCACTGCAACCCCTGTGCAGTGGACCAAGATTTCCAACGTCAAGAGCTACAGCGGCTTTGACGGCTCAGCCTCCGAGATTGAGCGAACCAACTTTGACTCGACGGCAAAGGAATTCATTCTTGGTCTCTTTGATCCGGGTGCCTTTGCCATCGAGGTCGATCAGGACAACAGCGATGCAGGCCAACTGGCCCTGATGACTGCCCTGGTGACCGGCGTGGCCAAGAGCTTCAAGTTACTTCTGCCCAACGGCAACACCGCAACCTTCACCGCCTACGTGAAGAAATTCAACAGCCAAGGCGCGGTGGATCAGGCGATCCGGCGCTCAGCTGAACTGCGCATTTCCGGCTCGATCACCTGGGCTTAATTTTTCCAAGGACTCCTATGACACTTCTTTCCAAAACCGCCATCCTTTGCGCCAACGACCTTCAAACAGAGGACGTCGATGTCCCCGAATGGGGTGGTTCCGTGCGTGTTCGCAGCTTCACCGGTCGCGAGCGTGATGCCTTTGAGGCCAGCATGGTCCGTGGCGAGGGCAAGGACCGTAAGGTTGATCTCACCAATATGCGTGCGCGTCTGGTTGGGCTGACTGTGATTGATGAAGGTGGCCAGCGTCTGTTCACCGACGATGAAGTTGATCTGCTCGGTGCCAAATCTGGCGCGGCACTGGACCGGGTCTTTGCCATTGCGCAAAAGCTCAATGGCTTGTCCGGCGCAGATGTGGAGGAACTCACAAAAAACTCCAGCGGCGTCCCGAGCGCCGTTTCTACTTCCGACTCTGCCTTGCCCTTGGATTCCAACACCCTGACCATCTCCTCGCAAGCCTGAGTTCACAGCAGGTTGCGGAGTGGATGGCGTTTGCCTCTCTGGAAGGCTTGCCGGACATGCGGGCCGACTTTGGCTTCGGTCAGGTCTGCGCCACGCTGGCCAACGTCCACCGCCGAGAAGGTCAGGACGCGTATCAGGCCGATGACTTTATGCCGGGACTGCGAACTGCAGAGCCTGCCACCACCAAGGATGCCGATGCCCCGCCCGATGCGGAGGCGCA